TATATTGTAGTGATGGTGAATTATATATTGGCTATGGTCATAATGATGACAAAACACTTGTGATGAATGTAGACCAGCTTTTTAGAGACTTACCAAGTATAATTAGTATGGTAACTAAAGAACAAAAGAAGATGCAGCAAATGCACCTTAAAATGATTAAAGAAGCATTATGATTTTATTAGTAGATGCAGATAGTTTAATTTTTGCGAGTTGCTATCGTAAAAGAGAAACACCAGAAGATGAAAAGTACTACAAAGATATTGTAGATGCTAGAAATAAGTTTGATCAGCAGTTTATGAAGATCGTAAATGATCTAGAAGAAAAATACACAATAGATAAGGTAATTTGTTTTAGTGGATCAAGAGGTAACTTTAGAAAATTAATTACTAAAAAATACAAAGCAAATAGAAAAAAACAAGAGTTGCCACCGCTTTTAAACGAAATGCACGAATATGTAAAAAAGCAATACGATAGTATATTTGGTTATGGAATAGAAACAGATGATATGGTGGCTAGGTACTGGTATCAAATTAGTCAAGACATTGGAAGAAACGAAGTGATGATAGTTTCAATAGATAAAGATTATAAGCAGTTTCCTTGTTTAATGTACAACTATCATTACAAACATCAAATGGTTTTAGATATTACAGAAGAACAAGCAATGTATAATTTTTACGAGCAAATGATTGCTGGTGATACTGCTGATAATGTAAATTACTTTAAAGGTAAGGGTAAGAAGTTTGCAGAAAAACACTATGCAAATTGTACAACTAAATACCAATACACTAGAAAGCTTTATGAATTATTTAAAGAGAAATACAAAAGCAAAGCAAGAGAAAAATATGCTGAGTGCTATCACCTATTAAAATTAAGAACTGAATGAAAGATAAAATAGTAGAAGATTTAAAAAGAGAGTTTGACATAAGAAGTTGTATAGGTATAAACAAATACAAAACAACACTACAAGATAATAACAGAGATGACTTTTTGCAACACCTAAAAGAAGAACTTATGGATGCAGCATTATACATACAAAAACTACAAAGCAATGGATGAAATAAAACTTCTAAAGAAACCAAAAGAAGCAAGTGATTTAATAATTGAATTAACTGGAGTATGCCCTTTTCAAAAAACAAGACTTAGATCCGTTATAGAACACAGAGCCTTTTTGTGTTATATATTAAGAACAAAGTTTAAAATGACATATCAAAGTATTGCAGATTTTATAAAGAAAAACTCTAAATTAAAAACATACGATCATTCAACAGTTATGCACGCTTGTAATATGTATATAACATATAAAGCATCTGATTTTGATGAATATTTTGAAAAACTAGAAAGTCACTTTACGGCAAAACCTAAATTAGAATACCACCCAAGAACTACCTTAAAGGGCGTAAGAGAACAATGTATTACTTTACAAGAAAAGTATGATATTCTACTAGAAGAATTAGAGGAATTAAAAATATATAAGCTAAAAAGTAAAATAGGATTAACTAAAAATGAAATTAATTATAGGCAGCTAAGCAAAGATGAAAGAAAATTATATGATGAAAGAGCAGCTTTAGTATTAAAGTCTTTTGAATGGAAAAAGCCTAAAAATGAGTATGAAGTAATAAACTGTGCAACGTGATAAAAAAAGAATGGCTATTTATGCAAACACCAAAAGAGAAAGCATACCAATTAGCAAAAGAATTTTATGTGGAAACAACAACAAGCACACAAGCAAAGAAATGTGCTAAAGTACATATAAGACTTATACTTAAAAACGAAATAATAAAACCATCTAACAACCAAACAATAGAATACTATCAAGAAGTACTAAATGAAATAGAAAAGCTATGAGCAAGAAACTAATACAAAAGCTACAACAACTATTAGACAAACTACCAAAGGGTAAAGAAAGAAAATCAATAAGAGAAAGATTGCTAAAATTAAAGCTAAATAAATAAATACATTAAATACGTTATATAGATATGGAAAAAGTAAAAATTAGTAAAGTAGTACCTAACAAAAACAATCCAAGAATAATTAAGGATCAAAAGTTTAAAAAGCTGGTTCAATCTATAAATGAATTTCCAGAAATGTTAAGGCTAAGACCTATTGTAGTTAATAAAGATATGGTAGTGCTTGGTGGTAATATGAGATTAAAAGCTTGTGCCGAAGCTGGACTTAAAGAAGTTTGGATCCTAAAAGCAGATAAACTTACTGAGGATCAGCAAAAAGAATTTATAGTAAAAGACAATATAGGGTTTGGAGAATGGGACTGGGATATATTGGCTAATGCTTGGGACACTAAAGAATTACAAGACTGGGGTATGGACGTATGGAATCCATCACTTGAATCTGATTATACACCAGAGTATTTGCCACCAACCGACAACAAACAATTAACAGAAGAAGAATACAATAAAAGAAAAGAACAATTAGATTTAAAAAACTTTGAAGTAAATAAAGACTTTATTGATTGCCTATGTCCAAGTTGTTTTCACGAATTTAAAGTAGAAAAAAAATAATGAGTATTACATTAGCACAAGCGACAATGACATTATGGAAGACTAAATTTACCTTTGCTAAGAGTATGCCTAATATACCACACGAATGGTCTGCAAGACAAGACTGGTGGAGCGATGAAGCATTTGAAGAAATTGTTATGTATATAAGAGAGAACGGTGTTAAAGAAAAGTTTTGGAATAAAGAATACACATACTTTTATGCAAATGGATATAAGTACTGGACAATGGGAAACCCATTACATATAACTAAAATAATAAATAGAGCAAAGGTAGATGACAATTAAAACAACCTACGATATAAATTCTTTATGTGAAGATTTAGTAACCCTTTCTAAAAAAGAGGGATTACTTTTTTCTAAGAACATAATGTTTTTTGTTGTGTATATGAAATCTAAACCTATTGCTTTTTTTGGTTTAAAGATTATGGAAAATAGTGCTATTATAAAATGTGATTATGTAATAAAATCTGAAAGAGGAAATAAACTATTACAAAAAATGATTACCTTTAGGCTTAATTGGTTACGAATATATAAGCCAAAGATTAAAAAAGTTACCGCTAACACAACACAAATGGCAACTAACTCACATCTAAAATCTGGAGCTAAGATAATAAAGAAATACAATAACAATATAACTAAAGTACAATATGAAATATTATAGCAAAAATAATGTTTACGAAGAAGCAATAAATAGAATAGAGTTTTTGTTTGATGAATTTGAAGAAGTTATTGTTGGGTTTTCTGGTGGAAAAGACAGTACCGTTACACTACACCTTGCATTAGAAGTTGCTGAAAAAAGAAACAGATTACCATTAAAAGTATTATTTATTGATCAAGAAGCAGAGTGGCAAGGAACAATAGATTATGTTAAAAAAGTAATGTATGATAAACGAGTTGAACCATTATGGTTTCAGATGCCTATTGTAATTACTAACAACGCATCAACAGAGCATAGATATTCTAACTGTTGGGATCCAGAAAAGAAAGACGAATGGCTTCACCCACAAGACAAGATAAGCATAACAGAAAACGTATATAACTGTGATAGGTTTCACGACTTATTTAAAGCAATACTAAAGGTAGATTTTAAAGATAAGAAAACTTGTTACCTTGCTGGTGTAAGAACACAAGAAGCACCTAAAAGACTTATGAGCTTAACCTCTGGTCTCACATACAAGCATATTACATACGGTAAGCAACTAACTAAAGCATTAGGACATTATACCTTCTATCCAATTTACGACTGGGAAATAAGCGATATATGGAAATACATATATGACAACAATGTTGAATACAATAAGATTTACGATGAGATGTATAAGCACGGTGTAACAATTAATAATATGCGTATATCTAACTTACATCACGAAACATCAATTCAAGCATTGTTATTAGTGCAAGAGATAGAGCCAAAGACTTGGAACAAAATAAGCAGTAGGATTGCTGGATCCAATTCAATAAAGCATTTAAAAGAAAATGCCTTTAGTTGCCCAAAAGAATTACCTCCAATGTTTAAGAGCTGGAAAGAATACTTCTATCACTTAAAAGATAACCTTATTAATGAGCAAAAATATAAAGATCAACTTATAAAAAGAATAGATGGTATAAACAAATTTATGATTAACCAAATAATAGAAGATGATATTTATAGAAATGGAATTAAAACAATACTATCTAGTGACTGGGACTTTACTAAAATGATAAACTTTACAACATCACCAAACTTTCAATCATTAAAGCATTATGTAAACGGAACACTAACAGAAAAAAACATACAAATAAATAGGAAATATAATAAATACACAAAAGGTCTAATATGATAGCTAAAATTAAAAAACACATTAAAGACAATAAGTTAACAGAAGAAGAACAAATAATATTCTTTGAAGAAGTTAAGGAGTTAATACACGAAATATCGCCTTTAAAAGAGCAACCAGTAAATAGGGTAAAATGGGTTGATATAAATAAAGTATCACCTAATGACTATAACCCTAATAGTGTTGCTAAAAAAGAAATGGGACTATTGTACACTTCTATATTGCACGATGGTTATACTCAGCCAGTAGTTACTATTTATGATGAGGTTAAAGAGAAGTACATTATAATTGATGGGTTTCACAGATACTTTACTTGCAAGAGCAACAAAGATATTTTAGATAGAAACAAAGGTAGACTTCCTATTGTAGTGTTAAACAAAGATATAAACGATAGAATGGCAAGTACGGTTAGGCATAACAGAGCCAGAGGTATGCATAGTGTAACGGGAATGTCAAGTATGGTATTTAGTATGCTTGAAAATGGATGGGAAGACGTAGACATCTGTAACGAACTAGGAATGTCTGTTGAAGAACTAGTTAAACTAAAACATATAACTGGCTTTTCTAAATTATTTGAAGACAAAGAATACAGTAAAGCTTGGGAAACAAAAAATCAAATACTACTCAAAAAGAAATACAACAATGACAAAATCTGACATATTAAAAGAGAACTTATTAAAAGCACTTGAAAAAGCATTAGGTGTTGTTACAACTGCTTGCCGTAAAGCAGATTGCAGCAGAGAAACATTTTATAAGTATTGCCGAGAAGATGAGGTCTTTAAAGCAGCAGTAGATGATATATCAAATGTAGCAATAGATTTTGCTGAAAGCCAACTTCATAAACAGATTTCTGATGGATCAACTTCGGCAACTATATTTTATTTAAAAACTAAAGCTAAACACAGAGGTTATGTTGAAAGACAAGAAATAACTGGTGCAGAGGGAATGCCTACTAGCTTTCAAATAGAAATAATTGACTCAATTAAAAATAAAGACTAATGTTGTTTATCAACATCTTTTAGAGACTGACACTAAGATTGTAGTTGAACAAGGTGGTACTCGTTCTGGAAAAACCTATAATATAATATTATGGATTATATTTGAGTACTGCACTAAGAACAACAATAAGATAATAACTATTTGTAGAAAAGCATTCCCCAGTTTAAGGGCAACTGTTATGCGTGACTTTATGAGCATACTACAAGAGCATAATTGTTATAGTGAAAAGTATCATAACAAATCTAATTCTGAATATCACTTATTTGGAAACCTAGTTGAATTTATATCTCTTGATCAACCGCAAAAGATTAGAGGACGTAAAAGAGATTTGCTTTTTATAAATGAGGGTAACGAGTTGTACTTTGAAGACTGGCAACAATTAATCTTTAGAACGCAAGAAAGAATTATACTTGACTTTAACCCATCTGATGAATACCATTGGATATACGATAAGGTATTGCCTAGAGACGATTGTTCTTTTTTTAAGACAACTTACTTAGACAATCCTTTTGTAGAAGAAAGTATTATTAAGGAGATAGAGCTTCTTAAAGATACTGATGAGCAATACTGGCAGATATATGGGCTAGGTGAAAGAGCAGCAAGTAGGAGTACTATATTTAGTTATGTTGAGGTTAATAAGATACCAGACGATGCCGATCTAATTGCTTATGGAATGGACTTTGGATATACTAATGATCCAACTTCTTTTGTTTCTGTTTACACTAAAGATAGAAACCTTTACCTTAAAGAGCATCTATATAAAACACAAATGACAACTAGTGATATAAATAGTTTTCTTAAAAATGAGGGGTTAGAAAATAAACCTATCTATGCAGATAGTGCAGAGCCAAGACTTATTTCTGAACTTAGAAAGATGGGACACAATATACTTCCAAGTATAAAAGGTAAGGATAGTATTAATGCTGGTATTGACCTACTTAAAAGATATAAGATAAATATACTTTCAACCTCAAAAAATGCTATAACAGAATTTAGAAACTACAAATGGAAAGAAGATAAGTCTGGTACGTTAATTAATACACCAGAGGATAAGTGGAACCACATTATTGATAGCACGCGCTATGCTACTTACTCAATTCTTTCATCGCCAAACTTTGGTAGGTATGCAATAAATTAAAAAACATTGTGTATATCTTTGTGTATAAGTATATATTTCGTATCTTTGAATATCAGTAATAACTAAAACAAAACAGATATGAAAGAAACAGTAAAATTACCAGTAGAACAATTTCAAAAATTATATGGCATCAAGTTGAGGTTAGAAACCTACTTTAAGTACCTAGAAGAAAATGATGGTGCATTAAAATGGATGGCTCCTAGTTTTTTAGATGATGC